CTCGCGGCACCGGATTTGCCGCCAGGCCCACTCCGATTTGGATCAACTTTTCAAATGCCCACTGTGCCATCTGGTGGAACTGGTCGCGTTTTCCCGCGTATCGGTCATTCAGTTGGCTGTTGTACGCATCTCGATAGACTAATTCCAACGCCACAAAGGTGTGCCACCGCTTGAGCGCCGGAGTTACCACCACAGCTCCGAGTGTCGGTTGCGATGGCATCCAGAACGCCTGATCGGCAAAACTCAAATTGCCTAACATAACCGTGAGTTCCACGCCCACATCTTCCTGCGCCAGAGCGATTTTCCTGGTGACGTCGATCCCCTCAATACTAGCGACGTCCAAAAGTTGTGAGTCCTGTGCCGTCAGATCTTCGATGCTGGACACAGGACCGTCTGTAAACAGAGCCATCAGGGCCACCCTAGTCTTCCGGAGGATTCGCGGCTTCTCGCAGCCGGTTCAACACCTCAGTGGGAAGCACGCTGAGCTGAACACGACTGGCCGCTGCAGCCTGTTCCGCCGCGCGCTGTGCCTCGGCCTGAGCGGCGCGTAGCCGCTGTGCCTCCTCCTCACTCGCCAGCTTCGCGACGCCATCCACCACCATCTTGGCGGCTACTCGTGGAGGCACTTCCGTCAAAGTTCCCGGCTTGCCGCCGTCCGGCGTTTCCAGGCTCACGACGACCGCAAAGGCGTCCACGATGGTCGATTCGACCTGCCGAATCTTCTGGTAATAACGCTTCAGATCCATATGTTCTCTCCTGCCTGTTTCTAGATCGGGGGCGGATGTTCCGCCCCCACCTCCCCACCGTTTGATTAGGTGTTGACTTGTACTCCGCAGTTGTTGCGAAGCACACCGCACCCGTACAGCACGTCCACCGTGAACTGCTGCGCGAGCGTATTCGGCTGGTAGCTCATTACCACCCGCATGCCGAAATTTCCCAATTCGGCATATTCCGCAATGGCGCCGGTTCCCGGCAGCGGTTGCGGCAAGCGCCGCAACACCAGGCCGATGGCGTTCTTGCTGAATGCCAGATTGTGCGTGGTGACGGGGCCGCTTCCTGTCTTGGGCACGAACTGCGACCGGAAGACAAAGAAGTCTTTGATCTTCCCCACCGTGCCCGAAACAATGGCTCCGAGCCCTGCGTCGCCGGCCGTCTGGAACTCGCTGAACCGCGGAATCTGCCGCCACGTCGAATATGTCGCCGCATCTACCACGAAGTACTTGGATTCCGTTGGCGGAACTTTCGCCAGGAACAGTGCGGTTTCCGCCGCGTCGATCACTCCTTCGGTGATCGGCGTGCCCGCCGTCCCAACGGGAGCGTTAGCCGTGAAACCCGCATAGAGGTTCAGCAAATCGGCCTCGACCCTTTGTGCGATCGCGGCCACCGCCGGCTCCATGTAAATCTTCAACAGGTCCGGCACCGCCAAGACCTTGGTCACATCCGGAATCTGGAACGTCGCCTCCGCGTGTGTGTTCAAAACGATCTGAGCGTTCCCCAGACTCGGATTCTGCGTCTGCACCTCGCCGCCTTCGAGGATGTTGTTGGCCACCATGGTCGGCGGGATCGGGATGTTGACTGTGTCTCCGGCGTTTGCCAGCACCGGCTCGTAATCGCGATTCACCAGGTTCCCCATGACGAGGTTCCCCACCAGCACCGGCAATGCGTCCGCCGCCACCAGCTTCACAATCGCGTTTGCGACGTTACTTGAGGTTATTGCTGCCACTTCTTCTCCTTGCTCTGATTTGCCGGCCTCTGGGCCGGATTCTCCGCCCCCTCACCGTTCACAGAATTGCGACCGTCAGGGGCGGACTTTTTAACAACCCCGCAGGGTCTGCGATGCCACGCGTACGATCTCCTCTCGCACTCGCTGCATCTCCTCCGCGCTCATACCAGGGCGGATTCTTTCCACATCGATCGACTCCCGGCCCGAGGCGGGAGCCTTGAATGTCGCTGTCATTCCGGTGCCGCCGCTGATTCTGGCCGGGAGAAACTCCGGATTCTCGTTCACAAATGCAGCCAGGTATTCCTTGACCGGCATCTCGCCGGAGTCGCTGCGCGCTACCAGGCGCCCGTCCTCGGCGCGCACGATGCCGTCTTGCACTGCCTTGAACGCCAGATCGATTTTCGCCACGCCCAGCCGCTGCAGTTCGGCGCGCACCGCCGCGCTCCGCTCCGCTTCTTCCGCCGTCTTTCGGCTGCGCGTGTTCTCTTCCACCAGCTCGTTCAGACGGCGTTCCAGTTGTTCCCGCCGTTTGCGCTCTTCCTGAAGCTCCGCCTTGACGGCCGGCTCGCTTTTCGCTTGCTGCTGATTGACGAACTCCTGGATCGCGCTTCGGACGATCGTTTGTACATCGGGTTCTTCCATGTTTCTCCTATACCGGATACTTCATCCGGTCAACCTCATCAGCCACCTGATTTTTGATTTCCTGGCGTGCATCGCACAGATACTTGAACGCCAGCTTCTTGAAGACCTGCTTCCGCAGCGTTTCCGAGCCGATTCCCAGGTCCAGCAACTTCTTGGCGTCGTCCAGCTCGTTGCTGAAATCGTCAATATCGAACTCGTCCAGCCCGGAAACATCGATGCTGACCGCGTCCTGCCGCGCCGCGGCTATCGTCCGCAGCACTTGCTTCATCACATCCTTGACTGCGTCGCCGTACGCACGCAGTACTTCCTGCGTGATGCTGAAATCCATCCGCTTGCTCAGTCCCGACATGCGCGGGTCGCTCGAGCTCGCGCTGCCTGCGTGCGTTAGCAGGTAGCATACGCGGTAGATTTCGTCCTTCAGACGCACCAGGTTGTCAGCTGCAATCTGATGCACTTTCCCTTCCGGTTCCGTCCAACCAAACCGGTCTTCCGGCCCCAGCTGGATGTAATAGGACTCCCCGACGATCTGGTTCCATTCCCGGTCTGAGTAAACGACCGGCGTGGCGAAGAGGCTCATGGTGATCGCCCAGGCCAGCGCATTGGATTTGTTAAAGTGCTCCAGTTGGAGCAGTGCTGCCTTGTTCATCAGCCAGAGCCCTTCGCTCACCTGCAGCCGGAATAGTGGGACGCGCCGCAACGACGCCAGCCCGTGCCGCCCTTCATCAATCGGCTCCACCGGGCTTCCCTCTCCCGTCCTTCGATAAATCTGGAATTTCTCGCGGTCGTAATAGATCCACCGCGTTTCTCGCTCCCATTTCGCGTCAGTCACCTTCGACGGCTGCAAGCACGTTGTGCGGATCACAGCCCATTCCAGGTTTCCGGTTTGGTCGTAATTCCAGTTGATGACCTCTTCCGCGGAATAATCGACCAGGTACGCCCGTGACCGGCCCGATGCATCTTCTTCAGCCCGTGTCCGCACCGCAGCGTTGGTCCGCGGAAAATCCACCACCAGGTAGCTCGCGCCGCACACCAGCGCCTGTACGAACCGCTGCCGGAAGAATTCGCTGAAATTGGTACCCTTCAGGTCGCAGTCTTCAGACAGTACGTTGTAAAAGGACTTGGCCGCGCTGTCGTTACCGTCAAACAACAGCACCGGTTCCCGCCGCAGAAGCGTTGCGGCGTACCAGTCCACGATCGAGCCGATATAGTTCTCATAGAAGACCCGGCTCAGGCGCTCCGCATATACTTCGCCCGGCTCCTTGTGCCGCCGCACCAGGTATTCGGACGCGTTATCCCGCAGCCGCTCGCCGCCGGAATAGAGATCTCGGTATTTCCTCCACATCGCCTTTCGTGCGATGTATTCGGGATGTTCGCGGTTTATAGTTGCCGTGCTCAAACGATTCTCCCCTGGCGTTCGCCAATGGTCCCCTGTGGTCTGCATTCCTGCCAAAGCAGATAGCCCAGCGCGTCCGATAGATGCGTTCTCTGCCGGTCTCTGTCTTTGTCGATTTGATAGCTGTCCTGCTTGAAGCACACCTGCTCGAAGTCCTTGATCAGTTCCTTGCATTTCGGATCCACCACCAGGCCCACCTCGCCCGACGCCGACCACAGCTTCGAGTTCGTCAGGTTGATCCGTTCCCGTACGCTCGGGTTCGCCTTCGGGACTCTGTAGTGCACCGCAGTGTTGCTATTTATCGAAAAATGCTCCCGCACCATCTCGTAGTCCGAAGATCCGGTTGTTTGTTCTTTGTTCCCGGACGCGTCTCCGTACACATAGATCCCCGCCCGGTGCTCCGGAAACCGTTTCAGAAATTCATCACAAGCCTGCATCGTCGTCGCGTGGCGGATGACTATTTCGTCCAGCACCTGGACCCGGCCATTCGCTATCTGCGCCACCAGCGAGCTCATCGGGTCCACATTGAAGTCCAGCGCCCACAACAGCGGTAGGCGCGGGTCCGGGTGTACCCCCTGGATGTGCTGTTCCCGCGAGAACGAGCGGTACACCAGCCCACCCGTCATGTTCAGGTATGCCCCGAGCACTTCCTGGCGATAGAAAC